TTTTTCATTAAGACCGATTGGGTAAATTATCCAGAGAGAGAGGACTGTAATGGTCAAGGATGCATTAGATAGTTGGTTGAAAGGTTTAGACCTGACATTAGACCAAAAGATTTTGGCTCAAATCTGCCTGGCACTGGCCCTAGATTTTGACACTAAAGCAAACACGTCTACAGCTGCCGAATTGCGCAAAACTTATTTAGAGCTAAAACGTTCTATCGGCGATACCGGTCATTCTGATCCATTAGAGGCCCTGCTCAAACGATGAAAACACTTAGGAACGGTGTTAGGCTTCCTGCTGTCTGGACACGTCCTCTGCAGTATCGAGGTAATAGGTTTCCTACTGATGGTGACAAACTAATTGAACTGGTTAGGCTGGCATGGAAGTCACCTGAGCAACCTGATGGCCTAGAACTTGATGAATGGCAAAAGTGGTTACTGAGGCATATGCTGGAGCGGTATCCTGACAACCATCCAAACTATCCAGGTCAACTTCGTTATCGTCAAATAGTGGTGTCCATGGGACGTCAAAATGGAAAAAGTTTATTAGGGGCCATTCTCGGCGTTTATGGACTTTTGCTTCATCAGCAAGGTGCTAACGTAATCTCCCTGGCATCATCGACAGACCAAGCTCGAATCATTTACAGTCGAGTCCTATTTACCATCCAAAACAACGAATACCTGAGAAAACGTTTTAAAAAAGCAACTGAGCAACGAGGTATTACTACTCTGGATGGTTCTGGACGTTATGACGTCAAAGCAGCTAAGGAAGCAGCTCTCCAAGGTATCCCGATGTCTCTATGTCTCTTTGATGAACTACACCTTGCTAAACGAGGTATGTGGTCAGCTGCAGTTTTAGGAACTGCTCAACGTAAAGATGGAATGGTCATTGGTATTACTACCGCTGGAGACCAGTCAAGTGAAACACTTTTAGATCTATACAAGTTAGGAACCTCAGCGTCTCAGGGCGATACTGATTTAGAGCGTTTTGGTTTCTTTTGCTGGCAAGCACCTGACGGTGCGCAGGTTGATGAACCTTTAGCACTCAAGATGGCAAACCCTAGCATTGACGCTGGGAGATTAGATTTAGGGACTGTGCTGTCAGACATTCGAAGCATTCCAGACCATGAGGCTAGACGTTATCGACTTAATCAGTTCATATCTGGAACATCGCAATCATGGATTCCATCAGACCTATTTGCTAAAGCCTCTGGAGATGGTATCACTGAGCAAAAGGATGTAATCATCTCAGTTGATAGAACTAAGAATTGGGAATATGCCACAATCGCAGCTGCTCGCAAATGTGAGGATGGCACTTATGAAACTGAATTGGTTAGAGGTTTTGCAGGTGCTACAGAACAGCAACTTTATACAGCGGTGCGAGAACTTTATGAGCGTGGAAACGTTATTGCTATAACTCTTGATGATAGGCAGTTACCTAACTTGGCGAAACGTCTAAAACTGGATGGGCTACCGCTCTGGCAATTATGGACTAAAGAGATTTCATCCGCTTGCTCAACTGTCTATGCCATGTTCACCGCTGGAACAATCAAACATCGCAACGATCCATTACTACAGCTTCAATCGCCTAAAGGTATTGCTAAATACACTGGTGAGACTTGGTTGATTAGTCGCAAAGAATCTCTTGGAGATATTGACGCTCTAATGGCAACGATTATGGCACTTTATGTTTCTGCGACACACCAGAACTTCGAGCATCAAGTATTTTGACTTTGTCGTGAGTGTGCTATACGTTTTTGATTAATGGCAAATCTATTTGACAGGCTTTTGGGTAGGGACCGTGAACAACGTGCTACTACTCCAGTTTGGCCTACCCGGTCTGACTACTCTGTTGGAGAGAACCAGGCTTTAACGCTTACAGCTGTTTATAGGTCTATTCAAATCATTGCCACACCAATTTCTAAGATGCCTCTGAACTCTTACAGATATGCGACTGGTATTGAGGTTCCTGTTGAGAACCCTGTTCTAGTAAATAAGCCTAACTATGCAGACACTCGCAGAAACTTTTTGTTTGAAACTGTAGTTAGCCTGGCACTTGACGGTAATGCGTTTTGGCTTAAATCTTATGGATCTAATGGTCAAGTAAATAATCTAACTTTGATTCCATCTAACGCAGTGACGATTCGTTCTGAACCTGATGGCAAGGTTTATTACGACTACCAGATAACTAACTCCAATATTGTTCAGACAACTCAATCTGACATCCAACATCTGAAACTATTCCCTAGAGCAGGGTATTTGCGCTCATTAGGACCTATTGACGCATGTAACAAAGATGTTGCAGCTGCTCTTGACCTTAGAAACTTTGCAGCTAACTGGTTCTCTCAAGGTGGCATTCCGACAGGCATTCTAAAGACTGATAAGCCTATTGGTGCTGAGGACGCTAATGACATCACTGAGAGATGGCATGCCAAGCAATCTGAGCGTAAAGTTGCTGTTTTAGGTCAGGGCTTTGAATGGCAGACTGTTCAACTAAACCCTAGAGACGCTTTGTTTACTGACGTAAACATGCAACAGGTTCAAGGTATTGCCAGACTATTTGGTGTTCCTGCGAGACTACTTTTGACTGGTGTAGATGGAACCTCAGACACTTACAGCAATCTACAGGACGAGAACCAAGTTTTCTATCGTCACACTCTTATGGCTTATACCGATGCAATCTCGGATGCTCTAAGTGAATGTTTACCTAGAGGAACTAGGACTGAGTTCAACTTTGAGGGCCTATTTAGAGCTGATATGGCTAACCGTTTTAACATGTGGGAAACTGCTCTCCGTGCAGGCTTTATGACTGTTCAGGAAGTAAGAGACAAGGAAGGTCTTTCAAATGACACAAATGGAAACTAGAAGTTTTGAAGTTCGCTTAGAACCAGAAACTAGAGAAGTAGTTGGAATTGCTGTTCCATATAACCAAGTTGCTGACATTGGTTCGTATCAGGAAAAGTTTGCTCCGGGTGCAATTAGATCTGTTGAGAATGTCAAACTCTTTTGGCAACATTCAGAACCTATCGGCAAGATTCTTGAGGGTACAGATACTGAGGCAGGTTTTGAAATCCGTGCCATGATCTCTGACACTCCTAGAGGCCAAGAGGCTTACACACTTTTGCAAGATGGTGTTATCAACAAGTTCTCAGTTGGCTTTATGCCTTTAGAGCAGACCAGAGATGGTTCTCTAGTGACTAGAACATTGGTTGACCTTAAAGAAGTTAGCCTAGTAAGTTTTCCAGCGTTCGCAGGGGCATCAGTCTCTGAAGTTCGCCAGGAAGAAATAACCGTTGCCGAGGTGGTAGCGGATTCAATCCGAACAAAGGAAACCAACATGTCTGAAAACATGGAATTGGACGTCCGTGCTGTTCAAGACGAAGTGGCTGAAATCCGCAGAGAACTTGAATTGGTAAAGACTCCAGCAATCAGCGTTTCAACCGAGGGCAAGTTCCGCTCTCAGGGTGAATACGCAAAAGCACTTATATCAGGTGACAGCGATGCTGTTGACTTGTTCCGTGCAGCTACATCTGCAGACGTTGCATTACGTCCTGCATTCGTGGGCTTTGTAAACAGCCTAATCAACTCAGGTCGTCCAACACTTGCTGCTTTCAGCATGAGTGCTCTACCTGCTACTGGTCTGAGCGTTGAATACGCAAAGATTAACACCAACACCATTGCTATCGGCAAGCAGACTACAGAGAACACCGCTCTATCTACTGGAGACGTGGCTCTAAGCACCGTTTCTGTTGCTGTATCGACTTATGGCGGTTATGTGAAATTGAGCAAGCAAGCTGTTGAGCGTTCGACTGTAAACTACCTAGACGTAGCATTCCAGGCAATGTCTTTGGCTTACGCAAAGAAAATGAACACCGACTTTGTTGCTGTTATTGCAGCTCTAAACTTCACTGGCAAAACAGTTGACGCATCTGCGCTAACTGCAGCTGGTGTTATCGGTGCTATCGCTGACGCAGCTTCCATGATTTATGTAAACACAGGTCTATCACCTGAGTTCATTGTTTGTGGAACTATTGCCTACAAGCGTCTAATCTCGGTTGTTGACACAAATGGTCGTCCAGTAGTAACTCAGGATGGTGCTGGTGTAAACAACATTGGAAACGCAAACGTTCCTGGTCTAAAGGGATCTCTGCTAGGTTTGCCAATTATCGTTGACCCATCAATCTCAGACAAAGTTGCTTACATTGCAAACTCACTGGCTTTGACTACCTACGAATCAGCTGGAAACCCTGCACGTTTGTCAACATCAGATGTCACAACTCTTAGCGATTTCTACTCTGTTTACGGTTATGCAGCTATTGCTGTCCCGTTCGAGGGTGCAATCATCAAAATCAACACTGGAGCCTAATAACTCATGGCAGTGACGGTGGTGCAGTTTAGAGCCTATGTTGGGACTAAAGAGGTCTCAGACTTTGTTGACTCTTGTTTGGCTTCCGCTAATCAAATGGTTGCTAAGTTTGTTGGTTCCTCTAGGGTTCCGACTGATGTTCTGGATAGTGCGATTTTATCGTGCGCATCAGAACTGTTCCACCGTCGCTCCGCTCCAAATGGTGTCGCTCAATTTGCAGACTTAGGCTCAGTAGTGAGAATCGCTAAAGACCCTATGAATGCAGCTAGAGAGATGCTTCTACCGTTTACAGGACCTGGACTGTGACCAACGAAATAACCGCATCTAAAGCGGAACTACAACTGGACTTGCAGAATGCAGGTTTGGAAGTTTTGGACTATGTTCCAGAGCGTGTAGTTCCACCTATCGTAATTATTTCTGGTGGCTCACCTTACCTGGTTGCTGAGACTGTAGGTTCTGAGTATCGACTTGGTTTGACTCTAACTTTGGTTGCTATGACTGCAACTAATGAGGAGGCCACTGAGGCTCTCGATGCTCTTATTGCTCAAACGGTTTCCGCTATCGGACACCTTGGTTATGCTGTTCTTAAATCTGTTAATCCTGCCTATCGTTTAGGTGTTAATAGTGCTGAGTATCTGGCCTCTGATCTAAACCTTGACCTATCCATAACACTCTAAAAGGAGAACCCGATGGCAACATCAACCCGCATTAAAGCAACTAACATTGTTTTCAAAATTGGATCAACTGATTACAGTTGTGACGCAAACCTAGTCGAACTTACTCTTGGCGATGCCTCTGGTGATGTTCAGACATTCTGTGAAGTTCGTCCTGGCGGAGAATGGAAACTGCAACTTGATGGTGTAACCTCAGGCGATGCAGCTTCTCTTTACCGTCTGCTCTGGGCTAACTACGGAACCACTGTTGCATTCACTGTGGCACCTCATGGCAACGCTGTTGCAAGCTCATCTCAACCTCATTACACAGGTTCAGTCGTCTTTGACCAGTTGCCTCCTCTAAGCCTAAACTCTGGTGACGTCGTGAAGTTCTCAGTGAGTTTGACTGTTCTAAACAGCGTTCACACTCCAAGCACTACTCCACCTGTTTACTATGGTGTAACACTAAAGACTGCCGCCTAAACAAAATGTCTAACCTTGCAAAAGGTGAGATGGTATCGGTAGAGGGCTTAGGGCTCACTATTAAGGCTATGCGTGAACTTGGTGCCAGCAAAGAGGTTCTAACCGAACCCGGCTATCAAGCTGCGTTAATCCTTATTCAAGCTGCTAAACCTTTGATACCTGTCAGGACTGGAATACTGGCTTCGACTGCGAGACCCAAGAGGACTCAATACGGAGCCAGTGTTCAGGCTGGTGGTAAACGTGCACCTTATGCTAACCCTATTCACTGGGGATGGGCTGTTGTATCTCATGCTCATAGAGGAACACTTAAGCCAGGCACTTACCGTGGCATTAAACCGCAACCATTCTTTCATGATGCATTGGGATACACTAAAGAGGAGATTACTCAGAACTATGAGAAACTCATGCGAGAAGCAATCGACAAACTACCAGGAAGTAATTAAATGACAACCACAGCGCAATTTGATTTCGAAACACTAACTCTTGATGAAGTTGAAACCATTGAACTTTTGACAGGCACATCCATAGATCAACTTATGGACGCAGGTCAGGCTAAAGGTAAAGCTCTAAAAGCCATCATCTTTATTATCAAGAAACGTGTAGACCCAAGTTACACCATTGAACAGGCTGGCAAGATTCCTATGAAAGAGGCTCAAGCTTTGTTCCTAGGTGCTGACGACCCAAAAGAGTAATTGCCGAATCCTCGGCAGAAAGAGTAGCGTTCATGGTAGTCCATGCAGGATTAAGTCTTACTGAGGCTAAGTCCATGACGTTGCGAGAGTTTAGAGTAATAGCAGAGAAGTTGAAAGAGAAACAGTAATGGCACAAAACTTAGTCGTCAACTTTATTGGCAATAACAAACTCTCTAAAACTACTGCAGTTGTAGTCAACGATTTCAAGAAACTTACTAACGCTACTAAGACGTTAAATGGCCAGATGTCTAAGACTCTTGGAGCGGTTGGACTTGGTTTAGGTTTTGCTAAACTTGCTGGTTTTATGAAAGATTCGGCTAAAGCTGCATCTGACGATATCAAAAGCCAAGCACTTTTAGCGAACTCTCTGCGCAATACTGTTTATGCGACTGATGCTCAAATCGCTTCGGCTGAGGATTACATCAAGACAACTCAACTTTCTGTTAGTGTGCTCGACGACGACCTCCGTCCCGCTCTGGCCAAAACCGTTTTAGCAACTGGATCTCTTGGTGCTGGTCAGAAACTTTTGGATACTGCTCTGAATGTTAGTGCTGGAACTTCTAAAGATTTAGGCACTGTAACCTCAGCGTTGAGCAAGGCTTATACAGGTCAGACCTCGGCTTTAAAGAAACTGGTGCCAGGTATCTCTCTTACTGGTGACGTTATGGCTAGACTTGACCAAAAGTTTGCTGGTGCAGCTGTCACTGCAGCTAATAACGATCCATTCAAACGTCTGAGCATTATCTTTGCAGAACTGCAGGAAACTATTGGTGTTTCATTACTGCCAGCACTTGAGGAGTTTTCTAATTATTTAGCAAGCCCTAAAGGCCAAGAAAACCTAAAGCAAATCGCCGAAATCTTTAAGGGTATTGGTTTTCTAATTTCTAATGCTACTCAATTTATTTTAGGTAATCTAGGTGCTATCAAAGCAGTTTTAGCGGCCTTAATATTCCTTAAAGTCTCATGGGCTGGAATTACCTTGGCAGTCAAGGCTTATGAAATTGCTACTAAAATTGCGACTGCATCAACAAAGCTTCTAAAAATTGCTCTAGTTTCTACCGGGATTGGTGCTCTTATCGTTGCTGTAGGTTTTCTTGCCGAAGCATGGATGAACTCTGCCGATAGTGTCGATGAATATAACCGCGCTCAAAGAGAAGCCGAAGAGAACCAGTTTGTAGAGCCTACTGTTCCTTTTGGTCCTGGTCTTGGACCTAATGGTGAACCTTATCTTGCTTTGGGTTATGAAAGTTATGAGGACTATAAAGCTGCTCAGGATAAAGCTGCTCAGGACCTTTTGGATGCTGCAGAGGAAAAGAAAAAGGCTATTGAGGAAGCTGCTAAAAAGATTCGTGACGCTCTAGATCAGCAAATGAAAAAGGTTAAATCTACTGCAGAGGATTTCAGAGATAGCGTTGGTTTGGCTTTTGGAACCTTTGGTAAAGATGAATACTCTGTGTTTAACATTGACGTAGTTATAGCCAAAATGAGACGGGTCGCTAATGCTGCTAAAGGATTTGCCGAAAACATAAAGAAACTTAGAAACAAGGGTGTTAAGGAAAATACTATAAATGAGCTTATTGCTATGGGGCCCGCTCAGGGAAACATTGTTGCTAAGGGATTGTTAGCCTCTGGATCTAAACTTGGCACATTCTTAGGCTTGTCTGAAAGTCTTTATAACACTGGAGCTAGTGCTCAGGTTCAGGCTGCTGTTGCTGGTAATGCTACTTATGAAATTAACATCAACAAGGCGGTTATTACAGCTTCGGACATTATCAAAGAAATCCGTATTTACGAAAAGAAAACAGGTCGAAAGTATTTGGTCAACTAATGGTTTTTGATATTAAAACAGACCTTAGGGTTCAGTTTCAAAACTCATCTGGGACATGGGTTTCAATTCAAAGCGATACTTATGAAGTTGACATTGATAGGGGAATAACTGTTGAATCAGGTGTTTTTGCTAGACCAGATGTTAGCAGTGCTATTGTAAGACTTTCTAAAAGTTCCTTAAGTGATTTATTAACTACACCAGCCTACAAAAGTAATCAAAACTTTAGGATTCAATATTATGATTCACCTGACTGGGTAACTATTTTCAATGGCATCATACAAAATGTCTCTATGAATTATGTGACTCAAACAAGAAAATTAGATATCACAATAACTGCTAATGATTTGATGAAAGTTTTATTAAATACAAGATTGACAAATTATGTAGTTACTGGCACTACTAATCAGAAAAGTTTCAAGAACTGCATGGCTAACCTTAGCTCTGCTGTAAATGCTATCGACTCTAGGGTGTCAATTTCGCAGTATCTTTCTGGTGGTTCTGGAACGACTCAAGCCGATAATGGTTGGGATGAAATTATAGCGGGAGAACTTCTAAACCAATTTTTAGATGCTGAATTAGGATGGTGTTGGTCTAACCGTTTTTCAAGTATCCTCCAATATGCAACTAGAACAGACATAAACTCTCTGCAAGGTGAGGCGTGGTCTAGTGGTAGTCTAACGATTAGCAACGTTCATTCAAACAGTTCCGCGCACGTCTGCATGGATGCTATGGATTTAAGTTATGATTCGGACGCAATCGTAAATAAAGTAAAAGTTACCAGAGAACTTACAGGCGTCTCAGTGGTATCAACTAATAGTTCATCAGTGACGTCTTATGGTCCCCAAGCTGGAGATTTTGTTGTCGAGTTTGACAACACAGGCATTTCGGGATTAGGTGCTTGGGCTTCCACTGTTTCGGACGCTGCTTCGCCTAAATCTATAAAGTTTGTAAGTGTCCCAGCTATTCGCAGAGATGGTCAAATAAGTGCTGTCGCTAACGTGGACATTTGTCAAAACATTCAGATTGAGTTTGCAGCTACAGGTTATACAACACTCCAGGAACTTTACCTGATTACACGAATCGGCCATAATATCACCGCAGATCACTGGGAGATGAACCTTGGACTCTGGAAAGGCATTTAATGGACGATAGGAATTGGTTGCTTATTGTCTCAGGGCTATTGGGAGGCACAGGATTATCAACCCTACTGAAATACTTATCTACTCGTAGAGGGCAGTCCATCAGCGTTGAGGAGCGTCTAAGAGCAGAAATGTTTGAGCAGTTAGATAAACTAAAAGCAGAGATTGACGCTTTAAAAGTAGATTTAGATTTATGGCGTGACAAGTATTTGAGTCTCCATAAAGAGCATGTAAAACTAAAAGCCGAGTTCGACAAACTAACAAAGGATAAATAAATGGCAAAAGAGCCTGTATTAGCACCAAAAGTAACTACCTGGATCAACGTAGAGATTCTCGATGAACCTGTATTTCCGTCCAACGATGTTGCAGCTGTTGAGGAGCCTGTTGTAGAGGTTGCAGACGTTGAGTGAGACTTTCACCATTACTGATGGTCAGTTTGATTTGTATGTTACTGCTGGCTCCACGTTTCCTAGTGTCTCTGGGGATTGCTCGTTTTACCCTACTGACAGCGATGGTGTTGCAATTTCTTTAACTGGGTGGACTGCCAAGTTACAGGTCAAAGAAAACCCATCAACTACAGCTCTGATTGACATTGTTCCTACTGTGAACACTGCAACTAATTCTGTATCCTTTTCGTTCACACCTGCTCAGACTGCGACTCTTACTAAGACCGATTATGTCTGGGCTCTTGAACTTACTCAAACATCCACATCTAAGGTAATGACCTTGGCTCGCGGTCAAGTGGAAGTCACTCCAGAAATAGTCAAATGATTGTAAATGTTGTAGTTGCTAGTCCTCCATCGGTCAAGGTGGTTGTCCCTGATTCTATTTATGCGAGAGTCTATTTTGCCAGGGGTGACCAAGGTCCTCAAGGTTTGACGGGTGCTACTGGTGCAACTGGATCTACTGGTGCTACTGGTGCTACTGGTGCTACTGGTTCGCAGGGTATTCAAGGCGTTGCTGGAACTACTGGTGCTACAGGTCCGCAGGGACCTCAGGGTCTAAAGGGTGATACTGGTGCTACTGGTGCGACTGGTGCGACTGGGGCTACTGGTGCTACAGGTCCTCAAGGTCCTCAAGGTGTAAAAGGTGATACTGGTGCTACTGGTGCCTCTGGTGGTTCTGCAACTCACTACCACTATTCGACTAGAACTAACACTACGTCTGGTGATCCTACGAGTAACCAATTGGGTTGGAATAACTCAACTCAAATTAGTTCTACAGCTTTGCGAGTCAGTCATATTGATTCAGATGGTCAGGATGACAGCATATTCCTAGATCTAATCAACCAAGGTGACTATCTAATCATCCAGGATAAAAACAATTCTGCTAATTACCAGAAATGGGAAGTTTCAGGCAGTCCAACTTATAACTCAACTTGGGACAACTATCCAGTAACTCTAATTGATTCGGCTGGAACTGGAACTACAAACTTCGCCAATAGCCATCCAGTTTTACTAATTCTGGTTGCTGTAGGTAATACAGGTCCAACAGGGCCTCAAGGGCCACAAGGTTTAACAGGTGCTACAGGTCCACAGGGTGCTACAGGTCCTACAGGTCCTACAGGGGCAACAGGTCCGCAGGGTATTCAAGGTGCTACAGGAGCCACAGGACCTACGGGGCCCACAGGGCTTACAGGTGCTACAGGACCAACAGGTGCTACAGGACCTACAGGGGATACAGGACCAACAGGTGCTACAGGTGCTACAGGCGCAGCTGGAACTAATGGCACTAACGGAACTAATGGCACTAACGGAACTAGCTCGGGTGGTCTTATTGCACGTGACTACATTTCTGGCAACTGGTATACAACGCCTACCGCAGCTTTGGGGTTATCTACTCCAGCGCAAGCCGTGGCTTACGCAATACCTTTTTACGCAACTAAAAACCAGACTTTTACTAAATTAGCGGTAAACGTAACTACAGCTAAATCTGATGTTGTTTTCACTTTGGCTTGCTATGACTCTACAAGTTCGGGACAACCAAACGCTTTACTTGCTTCGGGAACCGTAACAGGTGACGTGACTGGTATTAGAAGTGTGACTGGTTTGTCTATTTCTATGACCGCAGGTAATTTATATTGGCTTGTAGGAAAAGCTTCTGGAATTGATACGGGTGTTCTTACTGGATTGGTGGTGCTTCTATGCACTGGTAACGGTAACCCTTTGGTTCATGCTCTAACTCAACAAAATACTATTCCCTCATCTAGCGCACAATCTTTAGCTGGAACTAATAGCGGCAGTTTACCTAATCCATGGAACCTTAACACTCGTTTTGCTGTCGGTATCGCAGTGCATATTGGGTTCTAATGACAACTCTTATACATCCTCTTAGCCCTGCGCATATCAACGATCTGTTTGGCACTCATTCGGAGCAACGTAAAGCATTAGGTTTAGGACCTCACCGTGGGCTTGACTACACCGTGCCAGTTGGAACACCTCTAAAAGCCATTGGACGTGGAACTATCGTCAAGGTTTATCATTCAAACATTCTTGGCCATGTAGTCGAGCTGCGAACTTATGTTACCGCCGAAAAAGTTAGAGTATTTGCTTACTGTCATTTAGATAAAGTTGAAGTAAAAGAGGGTCAGCAAGTGAAGCAAATGGATATTATCGGTCATTCAGGTAATTCTGGTTCAGCTTCATCTGGACCGCATCTGCATCTCATGTGTGGTAAAACTGAGCATCTAGCAACCATGCCAGTTGAGGATCCTTTATTGTGGTTGCCCAAGATAGGAAAAAAATGAACCCGATTCTACAAAGTTATCTCCGCTCTCTCCTGGCAACAACCCTGACAGCCATCTTTGCCATAGGTAAACTGCCATTCTTATTTGACTCACAGGACTGGTTGACTGTCGGCAACGCTATCTGGATCTCTTTCATCCCTGTGATGATTAGAGTCCTAAACCCTAAAGACACGCTAGGCACTAGCAATAAATCGGAGTAATGGCATAGAGTAGTTCTATGACTATCGACCACCAGATAGAGGCACTTGGCGTTGCCAAACTCCTCGGCTATTTTGAGCATGATTCTTTAGATTGGCATAACGCTCGCAAGGGCGTTGCTGGTTCACTTATAGGCTCCCTTATGGGTCATAACCCTTGGCGTTCTGCTTACACTGCCTACTACGAATACCTGGGAGAATTGCCTAGAGATTCTAATGGTCCATCTATGGCCATGAAACTTGGAACCGCATTTGAGAAACCTATTCAGGACCTCTGGGTTGAGGAAAATAAAGATTGGTTGACCGCTCATAACACAGGGACTTGGCAGTCAGTTGCTAACCCAATGTTCAAAGCTAACCCTGATGCTTTTATTGAATGGACTGATGGTTCTCTAGGCATTCTGGAAATCAAGTTCTCTCGTAACCCGATGAATGAACTACCACCTCACTATCTAGATCAGGTCATGTGGTATCTGCATGTCTTAGGTCTCAAGCGTGGTGTTTTAGTTGCTGTTGCTAATGGCGAATTGGTTGAACATGAAATTATTTATGACGCTGATTATGCAGCTGAGTTAGAGGCTAAGGGTATTGAGTTTCTAAAGTGTATTGAGTCGAGGACTGAACCTGAATGGGATGGAAGTAAGTCAACTTATGAAACTGTCAGGACGCTCTCTGAGGGTATTTATGACGGGGACATTGAACTAGGGGAACTCTACCCTGCTCTAATGAGAGCAAAAGAGGAGTTTGATTCAGCAGATGAAAGACTAACCCTGTTGAAATCTAAAGTGCTTGCCATGATGGACGGTATCAAAGTCGGAACTTACCAAGGCGAGAAAGTAATATCCCTCCAGAGCAGAGGTTCTGGCGGTCCATTTATTGTATTTAAGAGAGGCTAAAATGGGTTGGAATGTTGACGATTATGTTGATGTAGCTGAGAGGCTAAAACTGTTTAAAGAGAAGTATCCTGAGGGTTCACTCCAGCAAGTGAGATTAGATTTTATTGACTTCGCTGGTAAGTCTTGGGTTGTCTATACTGCAGCTGCTTACAGATCACCAGAGGACATCACTCCTGGACATGGAACTGCGTGGGAGCCTGTGCCTGGAACATCTAGTTTCAAGCGTGACTCCGAGGTAATGAATGCAGAGACCTCAGCATGGGGACGTGCCATCTCGGCGGTTTTGGGAACATCGACTAAAAGAATTGCTACTAGGAACGAGATACCTCAAAAAAGCCCTGTAAGGCCCGTAGAGGACTTTATGGCTGAAAGCCACCTAGCATACGAAAACGGGGACATCGAGGCTCTACGGGGCATTTACAAACGTGCTAAGGCTATTCGGGGGATTTCACCTGAAACTTTACAGCAGATAGCCGATTTGGCTACAGGTTTGAAAAAGTAAAATGCCCTCTAGCAGAGAGAGAGGCTCGTCCACCAGAGGGCTACACTCTAAAGAGCGTAAAGCGACAACCACCTGTCGCACTATGATACTTACACCACAATCACGGGAGGTCAAATATGTCGGCTAAGAGTGTCGCAGCTGTTTTTCATCATTCACATCATTCAGGCACGCCTAAGTTAGTTTTACTTGGTATCGCCTGGCATGATGATGAAACTGGTAATGGTGGTGCATGGCCATCTATTCCTAGACTTGCTACTTATGCAGGTGTTTCAGAACGTCAGGTCATTCGAGCTCTTGCAGTCCTGGAGGAATCGGGTGAGGTTGACATAGATCGTCATAAGGGTAAATCTTATGGTGGCCATAGAACTAACCGTTACTGGATAAATGTTCCATGTCCTAGTGACTGTGAGGGTGGTTTGTATCATCGCAATTTTGGAGATAACGTGCCTAAGTTTGAGGTTGTGGATAACTTCCAAAACACGTGACATTCAAGGTCTTAAATGGTGACATCCATGGTCAAACACGGTGACATCTAAGACACAATACGGTGACACTAATGTCACTTAACTAAACAATATAAAAAACCATATAAAAACAAAAGAAATTATTAAGAGAGAGGCCTGTGGATAACATGGCTAAAGTATCAGTTCAGTTACACGTTTCATCAGTTGCACAGAATGGCGATTACAGAGGTAGGGTCATCAACGGTTGGGAAACTTACAGCATCAAAGTCAAAGGTGAATTACTAACTAAGAAACGTGCATGGACCATCTGGTTGGACACACCTAGCGATCTAGCTAAGGATGATGTTGTCGAGTTCACTGGAGAACTCGGAACAAAGAATGGCAAGTTCACTAAAGACGGTCAAGAGATTGCAGTAGTAGAACATTTCATCAACGAAGCACGTTACCAAGTAATCTCTAAAGGCGAACCAGTAGCAGCTAAACCTGTTACAGAGTTCACAGCGCAAGCACCTTTCTAAAATGAAAATCAGGGTTTACGGAGAACCAGCACCGCAAGGGTCAAAAACTGCCATAGTCCGTAACGGTAAAGCAATCATGTTTGAGAGCTCTAAAAAACTGCCAGGGTGGAGGGACACTTGTCTGATGGCTTGCACTTTAGTAGCTAACGAGAATGATGTCCCCATCCTTGGACCTGTGACGGTTTACATGACTTTCCACATGCCTAGACCTAAATCAGTATCTCGACGTTACCCAAACAGCGCACCAGATTTAGATAAGTTGATTAGAGGGGTTGGCGATTCTTTACAGCAATCAGGTCTCCTGGCTAATGATGGTCAAATTGTTTCTATAAAGGCACATAAGATTTACGCAGCTGAGACTGGGGATTCTGGTGTTGAGATAGAGATTTATCCAAAAGCATGATTCGTGAAGTGTGTTCCTGTGGAGCGGAGTTTGAATCAGATCTACCTAATCAGGTGGAGTTGGTAAAGAATTGGCGTAGGACACATAAACATTCAGATAAGCCTGTCAAGGCTGATGGCAGAGATAGTTCTGCTCTATCCAACACTGACATTGCTTTAGGCTTTCAAGCCATCTATGACCCTCTGGATGACGATATCTAATTGTTACAATTTAGGGCGTGTCTGATACTTGTATTGTGCCAACGCTGGCATTAGCATTAGAACATCCAAACCACCTTGGATACTTACAAGAGAGGCAACAAATGATTAAATGGATACTCGGAGCATCACTAATAGTGCTCGGCATCAACAAACTGATTGACCTACAAGACAGCAACCCAAACATTGGCATACCACTAACCATCATCATCGGTGGCCTATGGATATTTTCTGTCGCACAGCTAATCAACGAAAAGAGACGCTAATGAGCAACGCTTACGCTAGAACCACTGATCCAATAACATCCCACCTAGCAGCTGCATCACTAGACGGAATCAAACTGTCAGCAATCGAGAAATCAATACTCTCAATACTGCAGTTACCAATGAATGACGAGGACCTAGTGCTTGCATACCAGGAGGCTATGAACCTTGGAGCAGTTCCACATTCAAGCCCATCAGGCATTCGCACCAGGAGAAACCATCTCCACATGAAAGGTCGAGTCCGCATTATGGGAATCAACAAAACCGCATCTGGTCGCAGTGCAAGAGTTTGGATAGCAAATGACTAAAATCACAAAGGCAAAAGCAGACAAAATACTGGTAACAGGTTGGAACTCAGCATTAAACAATGTTCATAGTTGGATTCAATACCAGTTGCATGAGGAAGTTTTAACTAGAAAACAAAAGATTCTTTTGTTAGAACTTGAGCAAGAACTCAATAGCATGGAAAATCTTTGGAGAGGTAGAGAGGGCAAATTACATGACTAACGATCTATCACAAAATCAAGCCAAAATGGTTGCAGAGAAAACTGCCATTATCGCGAATACTGCATTCAAATTAGGCATGGAAACTGAGGGACGTAGAATCCTAGACATCCTCAATGCTGAACTTGTATTACATAAACGAGGTTCATCAGGTGCAGGAACAATACAAAAGATAATTTACCTAGTGACAGGGCAAGCGCATGAGCAAGCTAACTAAATCAGAATGGGCGATATTCATCCTGAACCTAGTGCTAATCGGCGTTATCCTGACAGGCATTATCTGGGCTCTATCACCGCAATCCAAACCATGCTGGAACAACACAGCATCAGAGGAACAAAACCTAATCAGCTGCGAGGAACACTCCAAATGACTAAATGCCTATGTGAAAACATGACAGACCCTCTAGTTATGACCAGAGAACTATTCGCAGACACCGTTAGGTTCAACCGCAATAATCAACGCTTCGAGACATTAGATGAAGTAATAGATCTACTCAATAAGCATCGTGATTTGTGGTTCGCTCAATCGCTCTCAGCTATAACTCAGGGCTATTGGAAAAACAAAATCCAAGCAATCGACTTATTACTAACAGAATTAGAGGAAATGAAATGTCAATAAACGACCAGGCACTAATGGGCCTAGTAACCACTGGAAGCAACATGACACTAAACAGCATCAGGACCACCATCAGGTCTCTGAGGTTAGAGACTGTCATTAGTGAACGTGAAGTTGGATACAACCATGCAATCAAAGACATCCTCAACATCATAGAAATCTATGAATCAGTAACAGCTGCTAAACAGGCTGAGGTCAATCAGAAATTAGAGGCAACCCTAAATGAGTGACCAATGCCAAGACTGTGACGTTGATACCTGTGATGTCTGCTCTACCCAGTTAGAGCCACCATGCTGTCCAAGTTGTAGTGATAACAATGGCTGATTGGCATAGCAGTAGAGAATGGAAGTTAGCAAGAGAACATGCTAAGACTCTATTAGATCCAGTGTGTGCTCGATGTAACAAAGACTTGGAGGGTAGTGACTGGACCATAGACCACATGATAGCCAGTGACCCACCTAACCATGACATCAGTAACCTGCAATCCATGTGCCGTAGATGTAACGGGTATAAAAGAGATACGTTGTTGGAGCGTGTGTCATTTGTATCTGACCGGTGGCAATAGCCTAAAGATGAGCCATCAGATAAGCCCTATCGCCTCGCTCCAGGTGGTAGGGTTTTTTCTATGGGTGCTGTTTCATA